TTATCAACTTTCCCCACAGTCCAGCGTAAAAATTATGTCAATACCTCTGTTAGAGGTTTAAGATCAACTGGGTCGATAAGAGTATTTGGACTTTGATTATGGAACCCCTTATAAATAAAAAGAAAAGTTAAGATTCGATGCCAGCAATAGTAACTGATCAGTTTAGAATCCTGAACGCAAATAATTTTGTAGAATCAGTCGAAAATACAAATAATTCTTACTATGTTTTTATAGGTTTATCTAATCCTACAGGAGCACCAACTCTTGCTGGATATGGTAGAACATCAGATTGGAATACAAGTGATAAAACACCTGCTCCTACTGATAGTTTTTCATATCGTGCTCACTCAGGTGATACCATGATGTTTGGTAAGAGAGTTTCATCTGCAAATATAAGAAGAATTATAAGAAGAGTTGATTGGGCAGCAGGAAATAGATATGAAATTTATAGAGATGATTACAGTGCTTCAAATCCTAGTCCACTCACTGCAGCGAATAGATTATATGATGCGAACTATTATGTTTTAAATGCTGATTTTAAGGTTTATGTTTGTATTGATAACGGTTCGTCAGGTGATAATGTTTTAGGAAATATATCTCAGGATGAACCTACGTTTACTGATTTAGAACCTTCAAAGGCAGGAAATAGTGGTGATGGATATATTTGGAAATATCTATTTACAGTTTCTCCAAGTGATATTATAAAATTTGACTCTACAGAGTATATTACCGTACCTAATAGTTGGTCAACAACTACTGATTCTCAAATAAGATTAGTTAGAGAGAATGGAAACTCTGATGTAAACTTAAACCAAATTAAGCACGTATACATTGAAAATGCAGGAACTGGTTATGCAAACGGATTGGGTCAAGAGGTTGATATATTAGGTGATGGTAGTGGTGCTAAAGCAAGAGTTGATGTTGTAAATGGTAAAATTACTGATGTTACTGTTAGTGCTGGTGGAAAGGGATACACTTATGGTATAGTTGACTTAGGAACTTTGAACAGTAATGTAAGTGCAACAGGTAGAGCTAAACTTATACCAATTATACCACCTGGTTTAGGTCATGGATCTGACGTATATTCAGAGTTAGGTACGGATAAGGTTATAATATATGCAAGATTTGATGATTCTACAAAGGATTTTCCAATAGATACAAAATTTGCACAAGTTGGGGTTGTTAAAAATCCAACAAAAGTAGGCACTGATATAGTTTATACTGATAATACATACTCATCATTACAAGCATTAAAATTTTCAACTGTTAGTGGAACTCCTCAAGTAGGTGAAGAAATCAAACAAGTTTTAACAGTTTCACCAAATGCAGGTAAAGTAGCTTCAGGTTATATCGCTTCATATGATAAAGAAACAAAAGTATTGAAATATTTTAGAGATAGATCTTTATATTTCAATAAAACTTCATATGATCATACTGATTATACAGGTATTTCTACATCGGGTAGAATTTATCAGTTTGAGTCAGCTATAGGTGCGAATGATGTTGAGGGGAAAACTTCAAGTTTTTCTGGTGCAATATCAATCAATTTTTCAGGCATAACAACTAATCCTACTGGTAACAAATTAATTAATTTAGGAACCAATTTCAACGCAGGGTTATCAGAGTCTGAGATAAATAAAGGGTCGGGAGAAATTGTCTACTTAGATAATAGACCTCAGATCGTAAGAAACTCTCGTCAAAAGGAAGACATTAAAATCATACTCGAATTCTAACAATGCCACAAAAGACTAATTTAAATATAAATCCTTATTATGATGATTTTGATAAGGCGAAAAATTTTTATAAGATTTTATTTCGACCAGGTCATCCAGTTCAAGCAAGAGAACTAACTGGACTACAATCAATACTTCAAAATCAAGTTGAATCCTTTGGAAAACATATTTTTAAAGAAGGTTCGATGGTCATACCAGGTGGTATTGAGTATGATGCATCATATTTTTCATGTAAAGTTAATAGTTCACATCTTGGCATTGATGTGTCTGTCTATTTGAACAATATTATATCAAATAATGATGGCAAAGGAACAAGAGTAAGAGGACAAAATTCAGGTATTGTTGGAACTATTAAAAATTTTATTTTACCTCCAGAAGAGGGTGTTGATGAAATAACAATATTCGTAAAATATAATCAATCAGGAACTGATGGAGAAAGTACAGGTTTTCCAAATAATGAAGTATTGGAACTTGAAGAACCACTAACATATGGTAATACAACTTTAAGTTCAAATGATACTATTCTAACTTTAGTTTCTGAAGATGCTTCTGCAACAGGTTCTGCCTTTGGTGTGAATAAAGGTGTTTATTTTGTACGTGGCACTTTTGTTGACGTACCTACATCACTTATTGTTCTTGAACCATATAATAATGAACCATCATACAGAGTTGGGTTTGAAGTTATTGAAGAGGTAGTTTCAGCAGGAGATGATAATTCACTATATGATAATGCAAAAGGATTTACTAATTTTGCAGCACCTGGTGCTGATAGATTTAAAATAACTGTTAAATTATCAAAAAAATCACTTCAAGATTTTAATGATACTAATTTTGTTGAGTTGTTTAGAGTAAGTGAAGGAGAAACAAAAAAATTACAAAATACATCAGTATATTCAGAGATTAAGAAATACTTTGCAAAGAGAACATTTGATGAATCTGGTAACTATGCAGTAGAACCATTTCGTGTAAATACACAAAATTCATTAAATGATGAAATAAGTTCAAGAGGATTATATACATCTAATCAATTAACTGATCAAGGAAATACACCTTCAGAAGATTTGATGTGTGTTAAACTATCACCAGGTAAAGCATATGTTAGAGGATTTGATGTATACTTACCAGGTACTACTGTTGTTGACGTTGAGAAACCAAGAGATGTAAAATCAATTGGAGCATCATCAATTCCATTTACTTTAGGTAGCAATCTTAAGGTAAATAACGTATTTGGAACACCTTATATAAGTTTAGGAGGATCAAATAATAATACGATAGATTTATATAATCGTAGAGGATTATCTGGTGGTCTTGCGACTGATAGAGGTATAAAGATAGGACAGGCAAGAGTTTACTCTTATGGTGCAGCAGATGCATTGTATACTGGTAGTTCAACTGAATTTGATTTACATTTATATGATATTCAAACCTATACAACATTAAAACTATCTGATGTCAGTATGATAACAGCAGGTTCAAGAGTAAGAGGTATAGCAAGTGGTGCAAGTGGATTTGTAGCAGATACAAATAATAATCCAAATGAAAGATCATTACTACAAACTTCAGGAACATTTTTAGAAGGTGAGCAAGTCATAGTAGATGAAAAAATATCAAATATATCCCCATCAATTGTAAAAATTGATACTTATACAGTTGATGATATTAAGTCAGTCTATCAATCAAAGATTGTTAATACAATAGCATCTAATTTTAGTGCAGACACCGTGCTTTATGATCGTGTTTTACCATATTTTTCAATTACAGATAGTTTATCAGTTGTTGGTGGTGCTCAAGCTAACACTGCTACCGTTGCATCTCGTAGATTTAGTGGAAAAGTAGGTATTAAAACAGATACTATCATTGCATACAGTAAGGGACTTACCTCTGATCCTGTTTATAATCGTGTAAGTGATATATCTGCTGATGGATCTACTTTAACTTTAGTTGCAGTCGGTCAAAGTGTACCAAACGTAAACTTCGGTGGTATTTTAGCAGCTGGTATTTCAACAGAGTCAACATTTAGAATAAAAGTACCTCAAATTACAAATATCCAAAGCGATGGACTATTTTCTAGATTACCAAAGACAAATATTTCAATAATTGATACATCTAACTCTAATCTTATAATATCTCGTCAATTATTAAATCAAACAATAACACAAAATACAATAACAGTTTCATCACAGGTAGGATTAGCAGCAACTGTTGGTATTACAAGTGCTTTCTTTGAACCATTCGATGCTGAAAAATATTCAATACATTACACTGATGGAACTACAGAAAAATTAAATTCTGGACAAGTTTCAATATCAAATAACGGAAATGATATTACTTTTAGTGGATTATCAAAGGCGACTGGTAATGCAACTGTTAATGTAACACTTAAAAAAATCGGTGTAACAAGTAAAACAAAGATTTTCTCAAGAAGTAATGAATTAGAAATCACAAGAAGCACTGGAATATCAACAGCAAATAGTGATTTAATTGGATCTAGTAGATATGGATTAAGAGTTGAGGATGAAGAGATATCTCTTAATACACCAGATGTTGTAAATGTAGTTGCTGTTTATGAGTCAAAAAATAAGTCTAAACCAGTTTTAGATAAACTTACATTTGTAAGTGGTCTTAATTTAAATACAAATGCAATAGTTGGTGAAAAAATAATAGGACAAGACAGTAGAGCAGTTGGTCAAGTAGTTTCAAGAACAACAAATACAATTAGTTTTGTTTATCTGAACGCTAATAAGTTTGTTATTGGGGAACAAATTAAATTTGAAGAGTCAGCGATAGAGTCAGTATTACAGGGTATAACCACAGGTAATTATGTTGATCGAACAAATAATTATAATTTAGATAAAGGACATAAACTACAGTACTGTGACTATTCTAAAATTGTTAGAAAATCAAAATCAGCAGTACCATCTAAAAAATTATTGATAATCTTTGATAAGTATGAAGTTCCTATAGGAGTTACTGGTGATTTATTCTCCGTAAATTCATACACATCTGACAGATACAGTAAGGACATACCTGCAATCGGTGAAAATAGGGCAAGTGATGTTTTAGATTTTAGACCAAGAGTAGTTGATTATAATGTAGCATCAACTTCTGGTTCTCCCTTCTCATTTAACAATAGAGCATTTACTTCTGAAACACCTTTCATTGTTACTCCTAACGAAAGTTCTATCTTAGGTTATAGTTTCTACTTACCTAGAATTGATAAACTTGTAATTAACCAATTTGAAGAGGTAAAACTTATAAAAGGTGAGTCTGCAGAAGAACCAGTACCACCAACTGAATTTGGTGATGCAATGGAAGTGGCAGAAATAACTTTACCACCATATTTGTATGATACTGCAGTTCAACCTGATATTAGAATGAAGGATAATCGTAGATTTACGATGAGAGATATTGGTGCACTTGAAAGAAGAATTATAAATCTTGAGACTACAACTACATTAAATGCTCTTGAATTAGATACAAAATCTCTACAAGTGAGAGATGCAGATGGATTGGATAGATTTAAATCTGGTTTTGCAGTAAATAATTTTAAAGATAGAAGTTTTATTAACTTTGATCCAGAAGAAGGTTCAAGATGTGATGTGGACACATTCCACCGTGAGATGATAACAGCAGTAGATTTTTGGTCAATGAGAGCTGAATTAGCACTTGACCCTGCAATTGATTTAGCAACTTCCGATCTTAATTCAAACTTAAGACTTTTAGATCCAAATTGTAAGAAGACTGGTGATTTAGTTACACTAGATTACACAGAAATTGATTGGATAGATCAACCACAAGCAACTGAAGTTGAAAATGTTAACCCATTTAACGTAATTGTTTTTGCTGGTGTCGTATTTCTTGATCCTCCATCAGATAACTGGTCAAGAACAATTTATATTGAAAATGTTAGAACAGAGTCCACAGGTAATAGATGGGTTGAGCAAGCAAATATTGTTTCAAGAACAAAGAAAACTGAAACTGATGTTAGACGTTTTGATAACACAAAAGGAAAAACTCAAACGGGTTACTTTGGTAAAGTGACAACTATAACCACTAGAACTCGAACTGAAACAGAATTTGTAAATGTTTTAAAAGGTTCTGCAGAAGAGTACAATTACATAGAGGATGTAAAAGTAACTTCAGAAGCAGATCCATACATGAGATCAAGAAATGTACAATTCTATGCTAATGGACTAAAACCACATACAAAGCATTATCATTATCTTGATAATGGTACACCTGATATTGTACCTAAACTGATTGAAATAAGTATGTCTGCTGGTTCATTTGTTATTTTTGAAAATGCAAAGATATTATTGAATGGAGAGCAAATAGGATATGTTAGAATACAAAAACCAAATCATAAGTTTGGAGATAATGGTCGCCCTGATGTTGCTGCTGGTTTAGGTTCACCTTCAGTTACAGTTGAAGAATATACAGTTGACCCATATGATCGTAGTAGACCTGCTCCAGCATCAACTTATTCAGCAACATCTCAGTTATTGAATGTGGACGTTGTAGCTCTAGGTAACTTAGAGGAATATTTTGGATATGTTGTTAAAGGAGCACAGATAGTAGGTGAAACAAGTGGTGCAGTAGCTTCAGTTACAAACATTGATTTATTCTCTGATAATTGGGGAGATTTATTAGGTGCCTTCTTCTTTAGAAATGCAAATGCACAACCAGAACCACCAGTTGTCTTTAGGTCTGGTACAAAGACCTTCAGAGTGACTGCAGCACCAGAAGGTGTAATTCCAGCACCTGGACAAACTGCACTTGCTAGTGACGCTTCTGGAACCTTTACAGGCACTGGAACAATCATAACACAGAACAACTTTACCGTTGCTGTTAGAAATCCACCCCCTCCTGCTCAAAGAAAAAATGAGGTGACTGTAAGTGTTAATACTAAGAAGAGAACTGATAGACAATTCTTCTATGCAGGTCATAGAGATCCATTGGCACAATCCTTTACAGTTGATGAAACTGGTGCTTTCTTAACTTCATTTGATGTTTACTTTAAATCAAAAGACCCACTAGCAAAATTATTTGTAGAATTAAGACATGTTGAATTAGGAACACCAACAAATCTACTTGTTCAAGACTACACACAACTTGCTATAAATCCAAGTCAAATCAATGTTTCTGATGATGCTTCAGTGCCAACAACCATAAGTTTCTCATCACCAGTTTATTTGGAACCAAAGAAAGAATATGCAATTGTATTCTTATCACCTGCATCTGATAAGTATGAAATGTGGGTTGCTACAATGGGACAAAAAACTGTTAGAACATCAACCTTACCAGACGTTGAGAACGTAGTTGTCTCAAAGCAGTATATTGGTGGTAGTTTATTTAAATCACAAAATGGTACAATTTGGACACCAAGTCAATATCAAGATTTAACATTCAAGTTGCGTAAAGCATCATTTGTACAATCTGGAACTGCAACATTCTATAATTCACCTATTGAACCAGGTAATTTAAATACACAGTTTATCTCAACTAATGCTCTTCGTTCTCTACCTAGAAAACTTAGAGTTCAAATAGAAGGAACAGGTGCTAGAACAAATAATGAGTTCCCGATTGGAAGAAAAGTAAGTACAAATACAGGAGCAACATCGGATGATAATAATATTATTGGTGTAGTTGAAGGTCGTGGTTCAAGATTTCTCAGTAATACCTCATTTGAAATAATTAGTCGTGGATCTGGATATTCATTTACTAATCCAAATAATATACCATTAGTATCTCTAACAGGTAGTGGTTCAGGATCACAATGTTCTGTAACAATATCAACTGTAAATGGAGTACCAGGTGTTGTTGATGAAAATGGAATTAGTAATTTAACTTTAGGAAATGGTTATCAAGTAGGTGAAGTTTTAACTATTGACAATAGTAGTTCTGCTGTCACTGGTGGTAGTGGATTTAAAATGGTTGTAAAAGAAATATTTGGCACCTTTGATTCATTATTCCTAACTGATGTTCAGGGTGAAAAATTTGATAATGGTGCAACCCTTGTTCATTATGGTGCTGGAAATAATACCAGAACTGTTGCTAACAACGTTACTGTAGTTACTGATGGTTCATCTGTGAACGGTACATTATATACAGGAAATAAATTTGAGATAACTCAATATAATCACGCTCATCACTCTGGTAATAATCAGGTACATATTAAAAATGTTCAACCTGATACTCCTATCACTCAAATAATACAGGATTTGGCAGCAGACACAACTGTTGTTTCTGTTGCAGATACAAGTGCATTTACATCTTACAATGGTATTACAACACATAAGGGTGAAGCAATTATAGGAAGCGAAATTGTTAGTTATACAATTGGAACTGGTCAACTTACAATAGACAGAGGACAAGTAAACACAACTGCAATTACACATCCTTCTGGAACTGATATTCAAACTTATGAAGCATCTGGAATATCCTTAGTTGGTATCAACACCACATTTACAGTTTCGACTGATGCTAGAGATATTGATACCTACTATGTTGAAGTAAATAGAGCACTATTTACTGATCCTCAGAGATCAACTGGTGTGCAACAATTATCATTTACTAACGAAAAAGCATTTGGTGGATCTGATATTCAGATTTCTCAAAATCATCAATTTAGTACATTATCACCTCAATTTAATTGTATTACACCTGGTAAAACTACAAAAGTTAATGCCTCTGTAAGAACTGTTACTGGAACAAGTTCTGGTGGTACAGAAGTTTCATTTATTGATCAAGGATTTGAACCAACAGCGTTAAATGAGACAACATTCTTCCCAACACCAAGATTAGTAGCATCTAAAGTAAATGAAGATGCAAGATTAGCAAGTTTACCTAAGAAAAAATCACTTACATTATCAGTTGAAATGAGCAGTGAAGACTCAAATCTATCACCTGTTTTAGATACTAAGAATGCAACGTTTATTCTTGGAAGAAATAAAATTAACAATCCAGTTTCTGACTACGCTACTGATAGTAGAACTAATCAATTAAAAAATGACCCACATGGATCAATATTTGTTTCATCTATCGTTAATCTTCAACAACCTGCAACTTCACTCAAAGTTTTACTTGGTGCAAGTGTTGAACCTGATGCAGACTTTAGAGTATTCTATCGTTTATTCAGTTCAGACTCTTCTGAAGTATCACAATCTTACAGACCATTTCCTGGTTATAAAAACTTAAATGACACTAATGGAGATGGTTTTGGTGATGACATTATAGATTTAACTAAAAATGATGGTAGAGCAGATGCTTTTGTTGAACCTAATCGAGTTAATGAATTTTCTGAATATCAATTCTCAGTTGATAATTTAGAGCAATTTGATGCATTTGCAATCAAAATTGTTATGAGTTCAACAAATGAGTCACAACCAGTCAAATTTAAAGACTTTAGAGCAATCGCATTAGCATAATGAAATCATTTCATCAATTTATGGAGCAAGTAACTCCAAAAGATCCTGAATTCAATAAATTACCTGTAACTGTAGATGATGCAATTACAGGTAGAATAAGAGATCTTGGTGATGCGGATAAAGCAAATAAAAAATTCAGGAAAAAAACTGGATTTGATTTACCTTTACCTCTTGCTAAAAAGAAAACAAAAGTAAAAACAGCATGATACCAGTTGAAGGGCATAAAAATCTCTTTAGAGATGAAAAAACTAATGCAATTATCAATACTGATAAAGTTGCATATGAGAATTATGTGAGTTTAAGAAAACGAAATCAAGAGAAAAAAATGGATATGGACTCTATGAAAAAGGAGTTAGAGGAACTAAAATCTCTCCTAAATGAACTCGCTTCAAAGATAACGTCTTAGTAAATATAAATACTTTCAGATCTGAATTGCTTTTTCAATAGATGGCAGATATTAAAGTCAGAGTTGGACAACGAAATACTACAAAGGTGGTAACATCTCTAGCTGGTTCGTCTGCTCTATCATTAACACAATTGAGTGATGTGAACATAGTAGGAACCCTGCAAGATGGTATGGTTCTAGTATTTAACGGTGCGACTAAAAAATTTGATGCAACTTTAGAATTAACGCCAGGTGCGACACAGAATTTAGACATCAAC